CAGCCACCGATACCGTCCCTGCCAAACTCAACTACAAAAAAATTCAGTTTACGCCTAATGTTGATATACCAATCGGTTATGAAATTATAGTCGAGGCAAATGCATTACCCTCTGCAGACCAATCTTGTCCAACGGGTTCTAAACTAGTTGCTCAATTACCATCTACTAGTGATGGTCAAATTACTAAAACTGGTGGTGCTGTTGATTTACCACAGGAACTTTGTTATAGTACACCATCAGGAGAGGGTTCACAAGGGCCGGGTACAATTGATTTTATCCCCACTGAGTATATTGCTTACATAAGAAAAACAGCTGTTGTAACTTCTACAGAAGACTCCGAAACTCCCGAAGTTCCAATACAAAATCCTAAGTATAAATTCGCAACTTTGGTAAGAGCTCCATAAGTGCAAAAAAAACCAATTAATAAATTCTTTAAGTGTTCTAGATACTGACATGACTCAGTGTTCCATATGTCTTAACGATGTTCGTGAGACCAGAAATAGCAAGGCTATTCGGTGTGGACATGTTTTTCACTCACATTGTCTAGAAAACTGGAAAAAAATGGGAAAAGTGACGTGTCCCACATGTCGAAAAGTGTTCGATGGATCTAAATTTAGGGTTCAGATTACTGTATTTAATGATTACGAGGCTACTTCAAATACAGTATGCTTAGCGAACGAATTAGTTCTCGATGCACTCGACTTAATATTTAACGTCGAACATGAAGAAGATTTATCGAGTGTTCTTGGCGACTTTGGGATGAGTATGTCCGACTTTGATCCCTCTGTTTTTGACACAGAATGAACTACAATACTTTTTATAAGATAACCCAGGGTAGTTTCTGGATGCTTTTCGAGGATCAAGTATAGATTTACCTTTGGCGTCTACGAGTAAAGGTTTTGTTGCCCATCCACGTTTATGGCTAAAAACGTTTGCCTTAAACTTTAATAATTTACCAGGTGTGCATTTACCAGCCTGTTTTACACGCGAAACGGGAACTTTGAAAAATTTAGCAATGCTTTCGTACGTGTTTCCGGTTTTTACTTTGTACTGAACAAACCCGTGTTGTTTGTAAAAATGAAAATCACCTTGTCTAAAGTAATTACGTTTATTACCTGGTGCTACAAACATCATGACCTTAAAGTGTCTTGGTTTACATTTTGTTGTTGCACCACACTTATATACCTTTTTAGGGTTATCAGCAATAACGCGTTCGGGTAAACCTTTACAGTGTGTGTACGAATGGTTTAAATTTCTTATACCAGCTCGTTCACCTGGTATACTTTTGTGCATTCTGAGACTTTCGTAATCACCAACAGCATATGCATAACAATTATTGTTACCTATACCAACAGTTCGTCCCCATAAACGTTGTGTATATCTAGGTTCAGAACCACTCAAGGGAAGTTTTTTATTCTTATTGGTCTTACTCATTAATAAGACAGGAGAAAATAAAATCTTATTAATAAGTAAAAAATGATCAGAGATATTATCAAAGCAAAAAAAACCGAACAAGTTATTACAGAAGTTCTTCTTTTTACACTTGTTCTTCTTATTAGTACTTTTATTCTTCGGTATTCCTGGAATAGAGGTCTCGTCAAACACGTAACGGTTCTTAAACCAATTAATTCGTTCCTTGACGCACTTATTCTTTCTGTTGGTCTTGCGGCTGCTCGAGGTGTTTAAATTTCTTTATAACCCTTGACCTTTTCACCGGATGAACTTTTCATAACTGGAAATGCATCAATTCCATCGCAATTGCCTTTTTCGCAATCGATGAACTTGTGAGGTATACCTTTCTTTTTAAGGTACTCTAACTGTTTTGTAGTCCATCCGCACCAAGATGTACCGTAAACTGTCCATTCAACTGGTTTATCTTCAGTTTTTCCTTCAACTGCGATTTCTTTTTGTGTCACGCCTGTATTTTTTAGTATGTATAGATCTATTGCAATAAGTGCTAAAACTACAAACATGGTTGGTTATATAATTACTTTATATATTTTAATTTAATATCTTGGCATAATTTCTTAATTGTTTTATCATCCGTGTTTATACCTAGATTTTTGGCCTTTTTTATAAGTTCTTGTTTTTTATACGAAATACATTTACGGTTATCTATTTTCAAGTACCCTTTATTTGCGACCGAAACTTTAACTGTTGGTTTTATTACGTTAACTTTTCTTTGTATTATTCTTGGTCGTATACTTGGACGTTTAATATTTTTCTTTACATTTTTCAAAGCGAGTTCTTTACGAATCATATTAAGTGTCTTTTTTATAGGTTCACCACCGTGTTTAACGACTATAGGTTTTGGTTTTGAAATTGGATTTCTTTTAATAATTGTACTAATATCAAATGGTATACCAGCTTTCTTATAAGGTGAAAAGTACCTATCGTTAAATATTTGTTTGAATGTAGGTAATTGGGGGTGTCCCAATGGTGAAGCGCGAAGACGGAAATCGTATATTTTACTCGATTCTTTACCTAGATATTCCGACGGTAAAATTCTTTCAATGAACTGAATTGCTTCTATCCCACTTTGAATACCTGAAATCTTAATTTCCTGTCTTAATATATTCAAAAAGTACTGTATATCGTACATGGGATGTGAGCCCCTAAATATACCTGATGTAGTTTTATATACTAGACGTGGGTCATCATCTACTTCTGGATTTTTTAAACCTTTCATTGTAGATAAACCGAAATCCGAAATTAATGCTTGTAATCCAATATCGTGAACTTTTAATGTTGAATTATTTACTTTGAATAACTTTACCCGAGACGGGCTAGTACTATTTATTAGTATATTTTCGAAGTGTAAATCATTATGTCTAAACGTTGGATACTTTTTTTGTATTCTGTATAAGTTATACAAAATTTGGGTTATTATGGTTCTAAAATGTATAGGTAATAAATTTTTTTTATTATTTCTTAGAAACGATTTTAAAGTTCCGTTATTGGCATATTCAGTGTACATAAACATTACATTGTTACATTTTTTAATAGCTAAAGGTTTTATAACACCGTACGAAGATAATCGTTTACTTGTTTTATATTCATGTGATATATCTGAATTTACAACTACTTTTATAGCTATTTTCTTTTTACATTCTTTATCTATACACCCTACATAAACTTCCCCATGCCTACCTTGACCAATCTTCATAGTACCTATAGAAGTACTTAAAGAGTCTTCTATAGCGAGTGAAATGGGTTTGTTACTCGGTAAATGTAAAAATTTTTCCGGGTAACATCCCATGTCCTGCATACTTTGTATTAGATTTTTACCTAAATTTAATTTTTGTTTTAAACTATTTTTTTTATTTTTTGCGAGTTTAGATATAATTTTTAAATTTTTTAAATGGCGTTCTCTTTCCATATTGGTCTAATGTAGTGTAATATTTTATTCATCGATGAGATCGTCCATGATCTCTTCAATCAATTCATCTTGATCATTATCTAAACCCTGAAAAGCAAACGATGGTAATTTTGTAGATTCGCCACATAAAACTTGTGAAAGTCGAACACTTACACCGAACTTATTATCAATAAACCAAATTTGGTTAATTTCTACAATACACATACACTTTTGACCTCTTTCAATTTCATCAATTTGAATAAGTTCTCGATCTGAATTATACGCTTCCGGAATAAAATCACCTGATTGATTTGTTTGAACTTTTAATTTAAGTGTATTAGCATACCCTTCCTTTCCCTGTCTAACAAGTGGTTTGTATAAGGCTTCGCGAATAACATTAATATCGTAAGATTTTCCTAACCACTCTTTAGAATTGTCAGTTACCGTTTTAAGGATAATTTCGTCCAATTCTGTAAGCTTAGATGAGAGTTGCATAGCATCTTCATTATCTGTATCGAAAGAAAGATCGAGTGAATACGAGGTCTTATTAGTAGCTTCGTCAGTAAAAGCACTTAGACCAAATGGTGAACGCATAAAAGGAAGTTGTAAATAGAGTTTCTTTTTATTATTGTGATTCAACATGACCGATTTACCGCCATTTTTATTTTTCTTTAGTTGACTAAAGGTAACCATAGAAGGTTCGAATTGTTGAGAAACTTGAATATTATTAGACATTTTTTGTTGTATATTCTATTAGTCGTCAAACTTTAAGTTACTTTTTTTTTTCTAAATGTATAATAAAACATCATGGCATGTTCAGGTGATAAAAAAAGCTTAATATTCAAAGATTGTGGATGTGGATGTAAAGGTAAAAAGCAGGAAAAGAAATTTCTTATTGCGTTAATGTCGGCGTTACTATTCTTTGTAATCGCTAACCCAACTACATTTCGTCTTGTTAGACAAATATTCGGAAATTGGGTTTCTACACCAACAGGTTGTCCATCCACATACGGTCTTTTACTTCATTCTTTAGTTTATTTACTCATTTCTTGGGGTATGATGAATTTAAAGAAGGAGGAAAAAGAAAAGGAAGAAAAGGAAGAAAAGGAAGAAAAGGAAGAAAAGGAAGAAAAGGAAGAAGAAAAACCAAAAGTGGTTCCTAAAATGGTTGACATGCCAATGCCAGAACCAGACATGTCAGAAGAACAATTTCCTGTCATGGACAGTGGTTTATACTTAGATTCTTATGATACTACTGATGCAATAGATTCGAGGTTATATTTGTAAATAACTAAAACTCTTCATTAAACTCTATAGAAGTTGAATCTTCGTCAATTTTTCCATAATCACCAACTCTTTTTTCGAAAAAATTAGTTTTACCATCGAGTGATATATTCTCCATAAAATCAAAAGGATTTTTTGTACCCCAGATTTTATCGTGACCACTCTGTTTTAGTAACCTATCTGCGACGTATTCTATATATTCAGACATCTTATCCGAATTCATACCAATTAAACTACACGGAAGTGCATTTGTTATAAACTGTTTTTCAATATCAACTGCATCTTTAACAATTTGATCAATTATACTTTTATTCGGTTTATGTTTTAACATTTTGAATAATTCAATAGCAAATTCTAAATGCAAACCTTCATCTCTACTTATAAGTTCATTACTAAAGCATAGACCCGGGAGTAATCCTCTTTTTTTTAACCAGAAAATAGCACAAAAACTACCCGAAAAGAATATACCTTCTACACAAGCAAATGCTATTAAACGTTCACCGAAGGATTTATCCTTACTAAACCATTTCATAGCCCAATCAGCTTTATTTTTAATACACGGTATAGTTTGTATAGCCTCGAAGAGATTCTTTTTTTCAGAAGAGCTTTTTATATACTTATCTATAAGTTTACTGTACGTTTCTCCATGAACCATTTCATTGTGTTCTTGGTAGGCATAAAATGACCGAGCTTCTGTGTATTGAACTTCGCTTGCAAAATTATCGTTTAAGTTTTCAAATACTATACCATCTGACCCTGCAAAAAAAGCAAGAATATATTTAATAAAGTGTTGTTCGTTTTCACTCAGGTTTACCCAATCATCCATATCTTTAGAAAAATCAATTTCTTCAGCCGTCCAATTGGACATTTGAGCTTTTTTATACATAGCCCATAAGTTTTCGTGTTCAATTGGGAACACTGTAAACCTATCGAGTGTTGGTAATAACATTGGTTCAGCATCCTCGAGGTAATCCTGAAAGTCGAAGTAACTTCCAATCAATTCACCATTCATGAAAATTTGTGGATATACAGATGCTTGAGCGCCACATCTTTTTTTCAATTCTTCTTTGTCCACTAAAACTTTTTTGTTTTCTAATTTGTATTCTTTACATAAATCAACTGCTAAATCACAGTACTGACATCCTTCTTTAGATAAAATTTCAATCCCCATCGTGCTAATATCTGTAAATATTTTTGTGTGAAAACTTTAATAATGATTAACATTTCAGAAATTCAGCCTGGAGAATTAATAAAAGTTTTAGTGAACTTAGAGGACGATATAGAAGATGAGATATACGCTAAAGTAAAGGAAAACAATACAGATTACGTAGTAGTTTCTTATTATTCGGAAACATCTATGACTTATAAAGGTGCAAGGTTATACGAACTTGAAGATACGGATGAACTTGTCCAGGAAGAAAACTTATCAGAGCATCACCAAACGAGTGATTATTTTAAAAACGTAAAGGATAATTTATACTGTATGATAGACGAAATAGACTCAGAAGAAGACAGTGATATTGTAGACGAATCTGATGATAGTGGTAGTGATCTTGAAGATTTTATCGTTTCTGACTCGGAAGTAGACGGTGTTGTTATACCACCTTCTAATTGTAGAATTATAGATAAAGAATGGAAAGAATGGGAACCAAGGAGCCCTGGGTCTTTAAGATATAAGCAAATGGTTGATAATATTGAATCAATAGCAAAAATACAAGCAGATGAATTGAATTTTTAATACCTAAGTGCGAAATTAAAATTTATTATTTTTAAGAATATAGTGTATAATGGATCTGACTACTATATGGTCTGTCGTAGACAAACTAAAAAATAAACAAGTAATAACAAAGTCGATCAATATAAATTTATGTAAAGAATGTCAAAACGTTAAAGTAATTTCAAAAGAGGGTTTACCGACATGTTCACACTGTGGTTTAGTGGAAACACTATTTATAGATGAAAATCCGGAATGGACGAGTGGTATAACTGACGATGGTAAGGTAAACGATCCAGCGAGGTGTGGTAACCCTAATGCAAACCCTGAACTTTTTTCGGATTCTTGGGGTAAAGGTACAATTATTTCAACACAGAGATCTTCGTCATATGGAATGAAGAGATTAGCAAAAATAAATTTTCATCAATCTATGAACCATAAAGATAGATCATTATATCACGCTTATAAAGATATAGATGAAGCGTGTATTTCTTTACCAGAAAATGTTTTAAAAGATGCAAAAATGATGTATAAAAAATTTAATGATAAAAAATTAACAAGGGGTGCCGTTCGTCTAGGTATAAAAGGAAATTGTGTTTTATACGCTTGTAGAATGTATAAAGTATCACGTTCGACTAAAGAGATCGCCGATATGTTTTCTATACACTCTAAGGATATAAGTAGAACATCGCATATTTTCAAGGAAACAATATTGGGTAAAACAACAAAAAATTATACAACTTTACCTAACGATGTTATGCAAAGATTACTAAACTCGTTTGATGTTTCTAGAGAAGAACGATTAAAGTGTAATAGAATGTCTATAGACCTTGAAAATTGTTCACAGTTAATGAGTAAAACACCTAATAGTGTTGCATCAGCTGTAATTTATATCGTTTTAAAAAATAAAATTAATAAAAACGAAATATGCGAAAAATGTTCAGTTTCTATACCAACTATAAATAAAATTGAAAATATTATAAAAAAATACTTAGAGGATAAAGTTTAAATATAGTATATAATGTCCGAAACTAATAATAGACCAATACGCGTTTTTATAAGCACGCCATGTTACGGCGGTTTATGTTTAGAAAAATATATGATAGGTATAGTTAAACTCCAAATTGAATTAATTAAAGAAGGTATACAGATGGTTTTGGATACTACTGAAAATGAAAGTTTAGTACACCGTGCTCGTAATGTTGCAATAGGTAGATTTATGCAAAAATCAGATTGTGATTTTTTCATGTTCATAGACGCAGATGTTGATTTTGACCCTAGATCAGTCGTTAGACTTATTCGTTCGGGACACGAAGTTTCCGTTGCTGTTTACCCTAAAAAAGTTGTTATGTGGGAACAGGCTAAAAATGCAATTAAACAAGGTGACGAGCGTGATTTATCAATGCTTTCTTCCAGTTTAGTTGCTAATATAGGAGCTACATCTAGAACTGTTGAAAATGGGTTTATAGAAGTATTGGATGGTCCCACTGGATTCATGGTTATTAGTCGAAAAGCTCTTGAAAAAATGCACGAACATTATACAGATTTAAATTGTGTAAATGATCATCAAAATAGAGATTTTGAAGAATACTGTGCTGTTTTTGATTGCATGATTGATCCTACTACAAAAAGATATTTATCGGAAGATTATGCGTTTTGTAGAAGATGGCAACAAATTGGTGGTAAGATATATGCAGATGTTCAAACTACTTTAGGACATGTAGGTAACTTACCATTTTTTGGGTGTTTAGAAGAAAGGCTTAAGGCTTAGAGTATAATGTAATAATATGAAGTTTGCAACTATAATAGTTACACGAGGTAAATCATGTCACGTAAAAACTTTACATAGTATTCTTAGATTTAATTTAATGTGTTTACAAAAACAATGTGAAAATGAGGTAGTTTTTGTAAATGAAGACCCTTTTGATAAAGCAGATATAATTGCAAAATATATAAAAACACATGAGAGATTACTTTTCATAGATTTTGGTATACAGATAGACGACGATAGTTTACTAAAATGTTTTGATAAACTTGAAAGTTTTGGGTGTTTAGTTTTTCCCGGTGTATTAGAAGGTATAGATTGGGGGTTGTTTAAGGTAAAAGTAAAAGACGGGTGTAAAGAACCTGTCGAACAACTTGGTTTACATTTTGATACAGAAATTTCTAATAAAATTAGTTCGGAGTATTATAACGTAAAGAAAACGTCTTCTAAATGCTGGTTATTAATGTCTAAAAATGTTATCAAACATATAAAAGATAAAAAAGGTAGTTCGTATAAGATTTTTCCTAAAATGGAAACGATGTTTGGTAAATTTCAAGAATCCGGTGTCAAAATTATTGCGTATCCTAAAGCTAAGTTAATCATGACTTATAATCATGAGTGTATAAGTAATATTTTAAACGCCGCCGGTGTTAAAAGTAATTAAAGAATATATTAAAAATATAGAACAGAATGAACCGCGTATTTGTAAAGAAGGATGATCCTCTTTACAAATATACGATACAGTTTATGGAAGAATCTTGGGGTACCAAAGGTAAAGGTATATTTCCCGGATGTCAACCTATTTCTATAGAAAGACAACATTTTGGTATTTTATCCAATAACGATTACGTTGTTTGCGAAAAAACAGATGGTACGAGATACATGATGATTGCCTTACAGGTTGGAAACCAAAAGGCTTGTGTATTTATAAACAGAGCGCTCGAGATGTTTACCGTACCATTAAATTTTAGAATGGCTGTATTTAAGGGTACCATACTCGAAGGTGAATTGTATGAAAATACATTCATGATTTATGACTGTTTAATGAATTGTGGAGAAGTCGTAGGTAATCAGAATTTACTGGATCGTTTACAACAGTGCGAAAAAGTTGTGAAAAAATCACTAATTTTAACTACAGATCCCATTTCATTAAAAGTTAAAAAATTTCATTTACACGATGATTTTAAGGAGTTTATGGATAAGTATCTTCCAAAAATAAAACAAGAAATGGATGGTCTTATATTTACACCCATAAATGAACCTATTCGTATTGGAACACACGAAACAATGTTTAAATGGAAACCGAGAAATAAAAATACAATTGATTTTCTCGTGAAGAAGGAGCCAACTGTAGAAACACCTGGGTGTGTACCAGGTACACACGTCTATAAATTATACATCCAAGATCGAGGTAAACACATATTTGAATCTTCTATACCAATAGATAGGACAAAAGATTATAAATGGTTAAAACACGGTGATATTGTCGAGTGTATGTATGTAACCTGGGAGGATGGTCCATTGTGGTGGAAACCTATTAAAAAAAGAACAGATAAAACGTTCCCGAATAGTAGACGTACGTTTTACAGAACATTGGTAAATATAAAAGAGAATATTAACATGAAGGAGTTTTTAGATTGTAGACCAGGACGAAATGATTATCTTCTTTAGGAAAATTGTGGAGTTTACCTAAATTATCATCATCTTGAATGAACCAATCCTTATTTAGTTTTTTAGTAGACATGTAATGACCACCGTACTGAATACCTTTATGAATTATTGTAGATTGTAACTCGTATACATTATCTTCTATTTTCAATTCTTCGTCAATTTCTACGTAACTTTTTTTATCGAATGATACGATAAATATTTGAGGATATTTTGAAAATACATTTCTTGTCGTAGCAACGTGATGTTTTTTACCATTATCATCCACGTAATCTTCTATTACATTCCATTTACTACTTTCGCTTATCATTGTGTTTATATTTTTTACTTCCCTTTTCACGTTTAAAATATATACACAAAATGGTATTTTTGATACATTTTTACTAACTGGTGATATAGTTATTTGTGTAGTTTCGCCATAAACAAGTTCTTTTATACGAGGGTAACCTTTTTCAAGTATGTCTATTAAACAAAATATAGCATCCTGTGTATCATGAGGCATACCGATTTTGAATCTTGGAAATACTTTTACAAATTCTATTAAGGTAGGTCCTAAAGTAAAAACTTTAGTTTCCTGTGTTGAAAAATATAAATGAACAAGTTTTTCATACGATTTTGTAAAAGTGCATTCGCCTTCGTAAGTATTATCCAATATGTGAGATGATATTTCTCGTATATGTAATAAAACCTGTATAGCTGAGTTAAAATAACAGGTATTTCCTAAATTATTAAAACCATGCATATAAAAAAAGGTGATAAAAAAGGCTTAAGAAGAAGACGCGATTATAAAAATGTAAACAAAATGGACGTGCATAAATTGTGTGATACTATAAAACCTATCGTTGATAAGTACAAAGATGAAGAAAATATCGAAATGGAATTTCGTTTAGGAAGATTCAACGGTACATTTTTTGATACTAATATAGGTGATAAAACATACGCTAATTGTATAAGAGGTTTTTCTGCTTATACTGGGTGGGAAACCATTGAGGAAAATACATACGATGTTTATTCACGAGAAGATAATAATATTAGATTGACCATTGATAATAAAACTGGTGAAGAGACTCTTATACAAAAGGAACGTCTTGAAAATATTGATTTCAAACATTTACATAAATCACCTTTTGATATTCGTTTCAGTGTTTCTCGGGAAACACCTGTAGATGAAGAAGAGTACGATAACAATGAATGGCATAGAAATATAAAAAAGGAAAGGTGTTCTTATATCAGGAAGAATTTATCCATTGATAGAACAGTAACTGCGGGCGAGAGTTCGGATAAGGATTCGGAAGTATCAACTATATACCAACTTGAACTCGAAGTTATTGATCCTAAAAAACTTACTGATACCGATACTTTATTCAATATTTGTCATAAAATAAAAGATATTTTTAATATGTTGGATACTTATAAATGTTAATTATTGCATTACTTTTTATTTGTATATTTATACATGTAATTAGTGATACAGATATAAATGATAAAATAACTATATTAGGTTATTCACCTAAACATTTTTACGTATCGAATGGTAAATCGTACGAAATGTTCCATAAAATGAAATCTAACGGTATAATAGATCAGTCTTTAAAATATTTCGTAATGAAAGAAGATAAATTGTTAGAACTGGAAGTAAAATCCATATGTTCACAGGTATCTCGGAAAGTCGAGGCGTTTAAAATATCTGATGAAATAAAAAATCATTTTCTTGGGTACGATTTTTCATATCATGGTAAACACTTAAAACAGATATCAGAACCTGAAAAAATCATAAATCAAAATATAAAATGTTCATAAAATAAAACATAATACGTCTATGTTTTTTAGATTCAATTCTTTGAAAATTGTCAAATACATACATTATTAGTCCCTTATCATGTAATTCCCTATTTTCATAAAGATATAATTCAGGATTTTCACAGTTTATAAATTCGTCATCATCTAAATAATATTCTTTTTCTAAATGTGACATTGTAACATTTTCATCCTTTCTATACATTTCAATGTAATCTAATATAGTATAGTACATTGCATTTATAACGCTCGACAAAATATGATTATTACTAGATATTTCAACATCATTTTGTCGGACGCGAATACAGAGTAACCGTCTCGGGTTTTCCATTTTAATTATTTTTTGGTTTTATTCTTTAATGCTTTATTTTCAAAATTTGCATATATACTATTTAATAATTTATTATTGTTATTTGATTTTGATTTTGAGTTCGAGTTCGAGTTCGAGTTCGAGTTCGAGTTCGAGTTCGAGTTCGAGTTCGAGTTCGAGTTCGAGTTCGAGTTAGAATTGAAGTTCAAACGTCGGACAACTGCATTCTTTTTTGGAGGCATTGATCTTTTCTTTATCGGTGCTCTTTTTATAACCCTAGGTTTTGATGTTACAACCTTCCTTTTTACAACTGGTTTTGGTGGTACGACTCGTTTTTTATTTAATGCGAGTGGTGGTTGTCCCCGAAGTTCTCTTCCTATCTTTATAAAATCTATTATCCTCTTACTATTAAGATTGGGTGTTTTTGGTAACGATAATGCAAAATTAACGATTCTGTTTACTTCGTTTTTACCAAATTTACCATATATCTTATTAGCTTCCTTTTCGATAAGTAGTTTTTTCAAATTTTGTTGTTTATTAAGTTTCCAATTTTTTATCATGGTTCTTTTAGTATCATTTGCAATCATCTTTTTCAAAACACCGTTTCGAGTTACAAAGTTTTTGTTCTTTTCGAGTTGAGTAAGTTTATTCTTAACATCGCGAACATCTTTATTAATATTCATTACATTTCCGTATTTTGTCATCCATGTTTTACCGTAAAGTTTAATAAGATCGTTTTTAATACCTGATTCGTTAAGTTTACGTTTTATATTAGTAGGTTTTCTATTTTCCTTTTTCTTAATATTTAGTAACACTTTTTCCATTTCATTTGCGAGTGTGTTAGGTGAATTTGGTGTTTTAGTATTATTTTTATTTTGTAATTTTTGACACAAAACTTTTACAGTATCTGTATCATTTACAGATATACCTTTTGATATTGCGAGTGTGATTAATTGTTCCTTTTTCAATTCACGGCACAGTTTATCGTTTATTTTATAATTAGAGTTACCCTTTTCTAATTTATCGAGTGCTTTGCATATATCTATTTTCTTATTTTTATTTTTAACACCAACAACTCCTAATTTCTTAGAAACTTCTAATAAAACTGATTTAGTAAGACGTTCGCATTTACGCCCTCCTATTTTCATTACACCGTCTTTATCGTAAGTAATTTTTGTATTTTTCGTGTTTTGTTTTTTACTCTTTTTTACGGGTTTTCGTTTTGGTTTTTTGAAACAACAATCATACCCTTGTGGATTTTTTCTAACTTCGAATCCTTCGTTACACGGTGGTCGTCTAATTTTAGGACACGTCGAAGCTTTTGTTGTAAGTTTTTGGACTATTTTTTTATCCGCGTTAACATTTTTGTTAACCAAACCTAAAGTATACCCGTTATCGTGTAATTTTTTTACAAGTTCTACGCCAAAGGAATAAGCGCGTTCAAGATCATCGGGTTTAGATTCACCCTGTAATTGAACAATACCCGAACCCGACTTACCGGATTTTGTGGTAAAGATAAAAGCGTGTTCTTTGTATTTTAAATAAAGAAATGGAGAAATTTCAGGTTCGTATTCTATAAACGAAACTCCCCACGTACGCATTTGTCGTAAACCCTGGGTCATTTTAGATAATTGAAAATTTGTATTTGTTAAAAATTGACCTCCTATATTATTATAAATTATATCATTGTACAAAAAACTCTGTTTTTGTGTGTACGTATCTATTATATATTTTTGTAAAGCTTCTGGTTGTTTTTTAAGATTTTTTGAACCTAGAAATCCACCGGAAAAACGAATTTTTCCAGTTTTATATATGTTAAAGCTGAAATTCTTTTTTTCAACACCATCCATAACGTACCCGGTAAATTGCGCGGAAGAGAAATCTTTATTTAAATCACCTTTTAAACCAAAATCTTTAGTGTGTATAGCACCAGTTTGAAATCTTCCGTATATACCCTTTATTTCATTAATATCCACGGTTATTCCACCTGTTATTGGTGCATGTCCTTTTGGTCTTTGTTTTAGAATATCTTTGATATCGAGACGCGTTTCATCTTTGGAAAATAATGAATTTACGACCCCGTTGTATATACCCGGTCTAAATTTACCTACACGCAGTTCTGTAAAAACGGGTACGTTTTTCGGTTGTGTGGAAACGAGTGTATTTGGACGTTCAATTTCCACATTGGAATTTCTAACGAATTGTCGAGGATCCATACTTATACTAGTCTGAGATTTTTAATCATTTTAAAAAATAATGTGAGACGTCATATCCCTTTTCGTTTTCTTGTACTATTGGTGCTGCACCATAGACCACATACTTATCTTTAAAATTGACCGGTCGGTCTAATTTTTCGGGATTATTTATGATCCAATAATCGTTTTTTTCTTTCTTTACTTCGATATTACGCACGTAGAATGAACCACCGTAAAAGTCCTGATTAAAATTTGGCATTGGGATACTTTCGTCTCTACAAAAATCCTTGAGTTTGGATCTGAATAAGTCCAATGGAAACTTTACAGTCGGATTTACAATTACAATATCGTCTCTCTGTAAGTATTTTTCCAACGGGTTTGTCGCTGCAGCTATTTGTTCTCTTACTTTAAAAAAGTAACTCGGTAAAACGTTCCATACATCCTGATCCTGGTATTTTTGTGCATATTCCAAGTACCCACGTAAACATTTTTGAAGAATTTTTGGCATTTCTAATTCTAATTTCGAATCAAGGGTAGGATCGGTATCGCTATCACGAACCTGTTTACCAAAATGAAACGTAACGAGACGACGAAGAATACTTCCCGATTTATCTTTCCATTGTGGTACTTCATTACCCCCTAAAATACCTGGTACTTTCCACACAAAATTCTTAGCTTTTTCACATTTTACTGCTATAGAGACTTCTTCACCTGAAACGATCGATTGGAATTCCGCTTGTTCTAGTTGTAAATCCCCTTTAATTTCGGGTGCGATGTACATTAACGCATCATGGATAGATGATAAACCGAATTTCTTCTCGACGTTGTTTGAGAGAGTTTTAATATCATCAACTTCGTAAAATTTACGAAACACTTTTGTAATTAGAGTCGATTTCCCAGAACGCGCTATACCCTTTAGGAAAGGTATAACTTGCCATTTATCCAGTTCATTTAACTCGAAACATAAACGACCTCCCAGAATGTACATCCATTTAATAACATCTTCTTCATAGTCTTGATACTTTAGAACACTATCGAAATAAGGTGTTGGTATATCTTCCCAATTATTAAGTTTACTAAAATCTTCAAATTCCATATCAAAGTATTTACAACTTACGAGCGTTGGATCTAGCGTCGCAGCCTCTTTTGAATCATACGGGTAAAAAGCAGTGTGCCATAACCCAGTTGTATCAGACCAAAGTGACCCGATAAAAATACCATTTTTAAATGACCAAACGCGTCTATTTTTCTTTATTTCAGGAAATTGCATATCGTTACAGTCTGTTAAGTGTTTGATAATTTGTGAAAACATAGCAGTTCCGTTAGATGAGGTTAAATCTTTCCACAATTCAAACCATTCTTCTTTACCGGCAATTCTATGAACATATTGTTTTATCTCTTCCTCTTGTTTCCAGGCCCTTGTATCGTAACCTTCAAGCGTTTTAATTTGTTTACACGTATACCCTTTGTAACGCCTCGTATTATTTTTATACAGGGAATCGAGAATAGCAATTACTGTTTTTTGAAAAACGTTAAGTTCGTCAAAATCGGGCATGGAACACCGAAAAAGCGACGGGTTTGTACTAAGTTCAAGGGGTACCATAGTTGGGTTATTTCTTCTATCGTGTACACGATTTGTACTTAAAACTATATTCCAAGAGTCACATACGTGATCGGTCAAACGGCTTAGTCTAAAAGATACACTTAAATCATCCGTGTTACCTTCGTCACTTGAAAGTATACCTAACAATTTACCACGATTAAAGTACCGTCCCATTTTTTCTAACATTTGTCTATACATATTTGATTTCGCTTTCATATCAACGTACTTTGGTTGATTCGTTTCCGGGTCAATTTCATTTTCGGTAAAGAATATTTTATAGGAAAGATCAACTGGACTTAACGAGACGAGATTTATATTGTTTTTATCAGGAGACAAACCAAGTTGTTTTTCTTCATGTTTTAACATCCTTATTAATTGTTCTGGATTGAGACTGTCTATTTGATTGGCCATATCTCTATAGAAGGCTTCTTCGTGGTCTGCATCCGGACTAATGTATAAGGTATCCGAATTCATTTTATAATTATTACTCATTAATTTTTTATACCTGTTTTTGTAATTGACTTAATATTTTTATCATAATTTTGTTCTGGACTTCGAGTTGTCTCGATATATTTACCAGAGCTGAACATACAGTATCACCTTCTTCGTTTACAAGAACTGAACTTAAAAGGTTTCCTAATCTATCGAGACTATTATCTTCAAATTGAGAATCGAGTTCGATATCAGTATCACTATAAATAACATCTTCCAATTCATCTACTATCGGGAGTTCGCCTCCGGTTGTAGATAGGTCATCATCATCTTGAATACTTGATTCAGTTTCAGATCCAATTTCAATATTTTCGTCGACACTTTCTTCGTCGACATTTTCAAGTTCTGGTACAGGTTCGTTAGACATTTATATACATCAGGAAAAATCAAATTGAGTTTTTTCGCGGAAACGTCCGAAAAAAAAATCTCATGTTATAGTACAAAAACAAACAAAATGGCCGGTGGTCTCATGCAACTCGTCGCCTACGGCGCCCAAGATGTCTACTTGACTGGTAACCCAAAAGTCACTTTTTTCCAGGCGGTTTACAAACGCCACACTAACTTTGCGATGGAAACCATCGAACAAACTATGAACGGTACAGCCGGGTCCTCGGGTCGCGTCTCCGTCACGGTCGCCAGAAACGGTGATTTGATCGGTGACATGTACCTCGAAGCGACTACGGTAACTACAAGTATGAGTAACAAATCTCATGATTCTAACCCAGATACTAACTGGATCGCCGAGCGTATTGTCTCGACTGCGGAATTGTCCATCGGTGGTCAAAGAATTGACAAGCACTACCAAAGATGGTGGAGATTGTACTCTGAATTGTACTTGGCCGAAGGGTCCAAGCTCAATTACGGTAAGATGACGACTAACCCAGTTGGGAACTCCACCAAGCAAGTTTACTTGCCACTCATCTTCTTCTTCAACAGAAACCCAGGATTGGCTTTGCCATTGATTGCTTTGCAATACCACGAAGTCAGAATCGACATTGACTTGACCTCCGAGTTTGACACGTACGTGACTGGCTTGAAGGTGTGGGGTAACTACATGTACCTCGACACTGAAGAGCGCAGACGATTCGCGCAAAAGGGTCACGAATACTTGATCGAGCAAGTTCAACACACTGGTACTGATTCCTTGACGGAATCGGGGACCAAGCAAGTCAGATTGTCCTACAATCACCCAGTCAAGGAATTGGTCTGGTGTGTGACTGACGGTGTTTCCACTGGTATTGACTTGTGGAATCTTGGTACAAAGAACACGCACGCGTTGAACAAAGTTTGCTCTGGTACGAATGCCACTTCTAACATCACTTGCAGCACGTCCCAATCCGGTGCCCCATTGTTTGTCCAAGGTGCGACTACTACCGGTGGTACACAAGCGTACAATGAAGAAAACGTTGGTGCGCTTACGTCTGCCAAGTTGGTCCTCAACGGTCAAGACAGATTCAAGGAGCAATCCGGTAAGTACTTTAACCAAGTGCAACCATTTGCCCACCACTCTGGTTCGCCATACGCGGGTGTCTACTCGTACTCCTTCGCGCTCAAGCCAGAAGAACACCAACCAACTGGTACTTGCAACTTCTCCAGAATCGACAACGCGCAAATGTCGATTACTTGCGGTGCCTTGGGTCAACGTACGGCTTTCGCCCTCCAAATGTTCGCGGTCAACTACAACGTTCTCCGTGTCCAATCCGGTATGGGTGGCCTCGCCTTCTCCAACTAAGCATTTCTTAGTTTATTGAGTTTAGTAAAAAAAATAAAATTTAAAAAATAAATAAAATTTAAAAAATAAATAAATGATTTAGATTTTAAAATTTAGACCAAATTTTAAAGTGTAACCTTAAAGTATTTTTGTATTTTTTCGAGTA